ATCTCAATTATCCAATTACACCTCAAGATGTTGCAATACTAATGACGCTACTTAAAATTGCTAGATATAAACACAGTCCATCTCATGTTGATAACGCTATTGATATGTGTGGCTACGCCGCATTAGCAGGCGAGTTAGGTCAAGGTGTTAATAATGAATCGAAGTAACAACGCTAACTTATTGAATAACTTAAACATTTTAGGGTTGCTAAACGAGCAAGCGCGTAACCAACCTTTCGTAAAAGGGGTTTTGAAAGGGGGGTGTCTGTAATGAGCGCAAGAATACCAGCCGAAGTCCATTTAATTCATGGCACTAAAGGCGAAAAAATGGGAACGCTCCTTCCCGAATCAGTTAAGCGAAGAATTCCCGAATCGGAGTGGATGGACAATCCTGATGCGTGGAGCAAAAAAAGATTTTACAATGAAACTGCCGAATATCTTTTTGAAGTCTATGGCATAGGTTCGGATCAAGAGCGCCATGCTCTTACTATGCTGACAGATCAGATTGACACCTATGTGGATTGCAATCGACATATTGCCGTTGAAGGTTTAGTGACTAGCTTTAATGACGGAAAGACTATTGGGCCATCGCCTTATGTTTCTATTCGCAAAGAAGCTCTCAAGCAAATTATACTTTTAATGAATGAGCTTGGACTTACTCCAAAATCAAGATTAGCAAAACCATCATCTATGCCAAGTTCTACTTTAGGAAAATTAATGTTAGGGCCACAAGTTAAAAGATGAGTTTTTTAAAAGGTGTTCAATATGCTCAAGATGTAGTTAAGGGCAATATTGAAGTTTGCAATAATATAAAATTAGCATGCCAACGCTTCCTAAATTATATGGAAGATAAGCATTGGGAATATGAATTCTTTCCTGAATATGTTGATCATGTATTAGATTTTGTATCAATACTTAAACACACTAAAGGCCCTGATGCTGGCCAACCAATAGTTCTTGAACCTTTCCAAGTTTTACTTCTTTGCGGTATCTATGGATTCCGTCATAAGAAAGACCATGAAAAAAGAATGACAACCGATGTTATTGTTTTTATTCCTCGCAAGGCTGGTAAATCAACTCTTACTGCCGTTATAGGTTTATATGAATTAGCATTTAATGAAGCAGGTGCGGAAGTCTTTACACTTGCAACTAATCGCGAACAGGCCACTATTGTTTTTGATGCAGCAAGGTCTATGGTTGAATCTATGCCCGATGAAGTTAAATCATGGTATAGAGTTTCTAAATACGAAATTGGAAAAGCTAATGACAGTCAATCTATGTTTAGAGCTTTATCTCGCGATAACAAAAAGTCAGGTGACGGAAAGAATGCATCGTGCGCGATCATAGATGAAGCAGCGCAGATTGTGGATCGTAATTCTATAGAAGTTATATTTTCAGGCATGGTGGCCCGAAAGAATCCGTTAAGAATTTATATCACTACCGCATCATTTACTAAAGACACAAAGTTCTTTGAAGATTTAACAGCCTTTGAAACTATGCTTAATGGCGATGCTGCTGACAATCCTCATTGGTTTGGTTTGCTATACGGACTTGATCCGCAAGATAATTGGAAAGACGAATCCACTTGGGCTAAAGCTAACCCTATGCATGGCATATCTGTATATCAAGATGCAATTAAAGAGCGATGCGAACAAGCTAAATTTAAACCCGCAGCTCTTAATGAGTTTCTTTGTAAAACTCTTAATGTATATGTATCTGCTAACACCGCATGGATTGATCGCGAATACTGGGATAAGTCTGTAGGTGAAGATCAAGGTGATCCTGAAGAAGTGTTTATTGGATTTGATTTGGCGGCCACTCGCGACTTAAATGCAGTTTGTGTATTAAAGCGATATGCGGAAGATAATTATTATGCAGACTTTAAATTCTTTTTACCTGAAGAAGCGTTATCCTTGATTCCAACTCATTATCGTGGTATATTTGACCAAGCCGTTCAATCTAAAATATTGCATATTACTGAAGGCAATGTTATGGATGATCGCGAGATTTCTGAATACATAAAACAACAAGCTACTTTATATAATGTCAAAGAAGTAGGTTATGACGCTTACAATGCGGCTTCTTTAGTTGCTCGATTACACGATAATAGCATTCCAGTTAAGAAAGTTGGACAGGGCATGGCCGTTTTAAATAACCCATCCAAGCATGTTGAAAAGCTTATCATGCAAAACGCTATTAAACACAATGGCAATCCATTTGTGGGTTGGCAACTAGGCAATTGCGAAGTTTATACCGATATTAATGGAAATATTAAGATCAGAAAAAACGAAGCAGATAAAAGCGCAAAAGTGGATGGTATAATAGCACTTATTATTGCGATGCATTGCTCACTAGATCATCCATTGGTTTCTACATCATTTGGATTTAGAAGTATTTAAAGGATAAACATGGCTATACTAGATATATTCAAAAGAAAACCAAATCAAAACGCAAACGAAAGCAATACTCTTTTTGGTCAAACTGCTCTTGGTAACAACATACTTCGCAATGTTCAAGGCCAAAAAAATCAATCAAATAATCAATTATTATATGTAACTACAAGTTCTGTAAATGCCGCTGGTCGCGTAGTCGATATGTCTATGCTATCACGCAACTCAACTGTTATGGCTTGCGTAAATGCTAAAGCTCGCGCATTAGCTCAACTACCTATTAAGATTATGGCTTATGATGAAAATGGTAAGCTAGTTGATGCGGTTACTGATCCTAATGTTTCAGCTAGAGATAAAGCTAAAGCAAAAGCAGTTTATTATTTATTAAACAATCCTAATAATTATCAATCTGCATACGAATTTTGGTATCAATGGTCAATGTGGTATGACCTCTCGGGCGAAACATTTACTGCTTTATGGCGTAAGGAACAAACCAATTCTACGCTAACCCCAATGGAAATGTATCTTTTGGATTCCACTTTAATAACCGCTCAAATTACGCCTACGCGGTATCCTACATACAGGCTATCGACTAGCACTTACGGATTTAATAAAGATGAGCCATTAGAATATTTCCAAGTTATTCATGCAAGTGAAATGGCTTGGCAAGGTTCGGCTGGTTTTAATAAAGGCATTTTAGCCACCGAACTTGTATCGCTTGATCAAGATATTGACCTCTATTCAAACTTTATTATGCTTAATGGTGCTAAACCAAGTGGCATGTTTGTTACAGACCAAGTTATTCCTGATGCTAAATTTAAAGAAATAGCCGCAAGATTAAAAGAAGCATGGACTTCTCTTACAGGCTCTAAATCAACCGACTTATCTAAACCAGGTCAAGGTATGTTGTTAGATAACGGCATGAAGTATATGCCATTAAATATGCTAACACTTCAAGATGCTGATGCCCGCGCATTAAAAGAACAAACGATGAAGCGTATCTGCGGATTGTTTGGTGTGCCGCCATCTATGCTAGGAATTGGCGAAAGTAAATATAATAATACTCAAACTATGCTAGATGAATTTTATAAATCAACAATGTATCCAATGATTGTTAATATTCAGCAAAAATTTAAGACATCTCTACTAAATGGCTATCCAAACCTCTGTATTGAATTTCAAACTGAAAACTTTTTAAAAGGCGCACCGCTAGATCAAATGAATTATGCCGTAGCTGGCGTAAATTCAGGTATAATGACACCTAACGAAGCGCGAGAATATCTTGGCAAAGAAAACTTTGACGGCGCAGACGAATTAAAAGATACATCAAAACAAACTAGGCCTATTAGTGGCACTTCACCGCAAGATACGGGTGGCGGTGGAAACACTTCTAGCGTTGGCAAAACAGGTCAGGCAGGTAAAGCCTAATGACATTAAAAGAGCTACTCGATAAATTAACGCAACAGGCTAAAAAGAGAAAACCTCAACCTGTTGAAACCAACGGAATGAAAAATAAGGGAGTTCCAATCAATGATTAATAAACTAAATTTTGAAAAGTATTTTTTTGAATCAAAAGTTGCATTAGGTGTTAAAGCCGATGAAGCTTCCGATTATAGTGGTGTGATTGAAGCGACAGTAACAACTTTTGGCCCTAGAGAAGGTGCTGATGGTCGTAAATTCAATTATAAAGCTGAAGGATTTGCTGATTGGATGGATGAATTTATGAAATCAGAAAAACCTTTGCCAATGTATTTCCAACATAATGATATGTCAATGCCAGTCGGTGAATGGTATGAATTTATGATGGATGATGAAGGCATGCATGCAAAAGGTAAGATGTTTGTCAATACAAGTATGGGTAAAGATTTATATACAATTATGAAAGAAAGCCCTAATCTTGTTGGCGGTGTTTCTGTAGGCGCTTATGCAGACGAATACTGTATGACAGATAAAGAAGGCAATGTTTTAGCAGACGATGATGATATGGACGAAGCTTATTTCCAAATTACTAAAGGCGGATTAAGAGAAGTGTCAATTGTTATGCAACCAAATAATTTAGATGCTGAAATCTCGAAATTAGAGTGCTTTAGAGCCGATGGTTCTTTAGACTTAAAACTTATCGAGAAAGCATTGCGTGATGCAAAACTTTCAAGAAAAGATGCGACCACCGCATCTTCAATTTTCAAACAAATTTTAGAAACTCGTGATGAGCCTAAAGTTAAAGTTGAAAATACACCTATTCAGAGTGAATCCGATGCGGTGGTAAAACAAGAAGAAGAATTGCTTAAAGCTTTTGAGCAAAGAGAACTTCTTAAACATCTTAACAATCGTTTAAAAGGATAAATCATGGAAAAAATCATTGAAAAATTAGACGCTATAGAAGCGGCAAATTTAGCGAAAGTAGCTGAAGTAACAACTACTGTCGATGCTAAAATTGCTGAAACTGTAGCTTCTTTTGATGAAAAAGTAGCGGCACTTGAAGCTAAAGTTGCTTCAATCAACGCAACTCCAGTAATTAAAACATATAAATCAATTTCGCAAGAAGTTAATCGTATGGTTAAAAGCCAACTTGCTGAATTTGTAAAAGGCAATGGCCGCGTAGAAAAAGAAATTAAATTATTTGAAGATGCTGGTCAATATGACGCATACCTCAAAGAAGCTTCAACTCTAACAGGTTCAGGCGCAGGCATTGGTGGTAGAACTGCTTATGATCCAGTATTTGCTTCATTGCGTTTAGAAAATCCTATGCGCGGTGTATCTCGTTCAGTTGCTACTGATGGTTCTACATATCAATTTAGAGCTAAAACAGGTGATGCTGGCGCTGGTTGGGGTTATGGTATTGTTAATAATACTGCGGCTACAACTGAAGCAACTGCAATTTGGCAATTAAATCTTAAAGACTTAAATGTTCAATTTCCAATCAGAACTGCGGCTTTAGATGATATCGATGGTTTAGAATCTAATGTAGTTTCAGATATGTTAGCTGAATTTAGCCAACGCGAAGCTATCAGTATGATTACAAACAACGATCAAGGTGCGGCTACTGCAACAGGTGGTGGTGGTTCTGACGGCTTACGCGGTCTTAATCAATATCCAGGTGCTAATGCTACTTATACAGGTGGCACTACATCAGAATCATCTTTTGGATCATCAGGAACGGCATCAAGCGATGGTTTGCATAATTTAGCAACATACGATCAATTAACAACTAACGGAAATGCATTAGCAAATAATGTTGTATATAAAGACATTGTTAATTTTATTTATGCATTACCACAAGCATATTGGACACCTAATGCTAAATTCATTATTAATCCTGTTATGCTTGCCGCAATTCGTGGATTAGTTGATGATCAAAAACGCCCAGTTTATGTTGATGGTTTATCTCGCGATGATGGTATTGTTGGTAAATTACTAGGTTTTGATGTTGTAGTTAATACTTATGTAAATGCACCTTCTAAAGCATCAGCATCGGCTGGAACTGATCCATTGTATCCAATGTATTTTGGTGATTTTACTAGAGGTCATACTATTGTTGATCGTTTAAACATGGTATTACGCCGCTATGATCAAACATTGCCAGGTTCTATTACTTTCTATGGCGAAAAACGATTAGCAACATCTATTGTTGATCCTTTTGCTTTAGTGCGTTATAGATCAACAAAAACTGCTAGTTTATAGCATATTGTAATGCGGGGAAAAGGCGGTTTTATCGCCGCCTTTTTTTCTTAATTAATTAGGAATAAATATGAATACATCTGAAAAAATTTTAAATGGCATTAAACAGGCTTTAACTGAAGGTCAAGCCACAGTTAATTTTACTGATAATAATAAGACCAAAGATGTAGAAGAAGCATCAACGCTAACAGGATCAGGCTTAAATATTGGTGGTCGAGTTTATTTTGATGACGCTTTTGCCGCTTTAAGATATGCAAACCCATTTAGAATGGGAAGCCGTCAAGTTACATATACAGGATCAGCCGCTCAATTTGTGGCTAAAACAGGTAATGCTGCAGACGCAACAAACCCTTTTACATACCCTGTAACTCCTAATAGTGGTAGCCCAAATATTGCAACAACAATATGGCAATTACCGACTAGAGTTATTACTGCACAATTACCAATTAGAACTGCCGTTATGGATGATATTAATGGCATCGATCCAGCTATCTCTAACGACTTAATGCTCGAGCTATCATCGCTAGAAGCACAGTCAATGGCTCTTAATGACGATCAAGCA